ACGGCCACCGCTACATCGTCGTGCGTGATCCGAACGGCTTTGCCGAGCGCGAGATCATCGTGAGCATCAGCAAGGACGCGCTGAAACACGCCACCAATGCCAAGCACACGCTGGACGTGATGTCGAATGGCTCTGCAATGTTCTCCGGCGATGTGGCGCAGCCGCTGTTCATCCAGCCCGGGAATTCAATCATAGAAGCAGATTTCCCGCGCATCGAACGCGTGGCCAGCACGCTTGGATACAAGGAAGGGATTGCCGGCGCAGTCAATCCAACGTATCTCGCTGACGCGCTGGCGATCGCCAAGAGCTTTGGTAACTCGATTCGCTTCTTCACGCGTGACGGCGACAGTCCGCTTAACTTCGTGCTCGGTGGACTGGGTGACCTGGAATGCTTCGGCGGGATCATGAAGCTGCGTGACTCCTTCGATGCACTGCCGGCGTGGTTCCCGATTCCAGGCGAGGTCGAGACGCTTGCCGACGTCTGACCGGCAGAGCCCATTTCGCGCGCAAGCGCAGCCAACCAAAGCATCTACCTGAAAGGCAGACATGAAAATCGAAACTATCCGCGACACCTTAAACGCTCTCACACCGGTCACGAAGCTGCTGTATGCCGCGTTGGTTGGACTGAACGTGCACAACGGGGATTACGGCTTGGCTGCGTTCTTTGCCTGCTTGTTTCTGGACGCGGCGCTGGACGACTGAGTATGAACCCGCCCGTACACAGGGCGGCAACAACAACGATACGGGGATCCTGAACTATGAGCAAAGTGAACGTATGGAACACGATGGGAGACATCCTGAAGCAGTTCGACACTGTCGATGAGGCCGAAGAGTGGATCGCGGAGTGCGAGTACGAAGAGCTACATCGCACCGAGAAAAACGGCGATACGAACATCGCGGTTCTGGAATCGCTTTGAGGAGCCGAGCATGACTCCGATGAAACTATTCCGAGAACTGAAGCAGCGCGCCAGCCTCGCATGGCGCATCCTGTGCGACTTCGACAGCAACCTTGAGGCCTACGCGGAAAGCGAGATGTGCTGGGCTGGCTACTTCGACGGCGACGAGATGAACGAGTACATGGCGCAAGGCGTAGTGGACATGGTTCGCGTGTTCTCGCTGCAGGGGCACAGCGGCATGAGCGCATCGGTTGCACTTGATCTGTTCGGCCTGCTGGCACGCTTCAAGCCGATTGGACCGCTGACCGGCGCCGACAGCGAATGGGTGGACGTTGCTGATCTGTCGGGCCGGCCACTGTGGCAGAACAAACGCTGCGGGCACGTCTTCAAGGCCGGCGACGGTCAGGCATACGACCTTGACGCCGTGATCTTCGAGGAGCCTAGCGGCGTGCGCTTCACCAGCTTTCACAGCCGCCAGTTCGTCACGTTCCCGTACACACCGCGTTCGGTCGTCGCACGCGTGGCGGCAGACGCCAGCGACGCCGACAAGCGGCTGGCCGCGCAGAACGCATGGAGCGCAGCATGAGCAAGCAATTCAAAGTTGGCGATGTGTGTGTAGGACGAGGGTTCGTTGTCAACACGGATCGAAATGGGCTTGAGTGCGTGATCCTACAGGGGCTTGCGGTGCGCCATGCCCACAATTTAGAACTCGGCATAAAGAGCGAATTTCCCGGGTATTTAGTCGAATGGTCGGACGGTCAGGTGGCACACGTAAGACCGGAAACGCTTCACCGTAAGCGCCCACCGCGCCGCGACATCGACGAGGTCGTCAGCTGGGAGTCAGTCGGATGGATGCCGATGGACGTGAAGCTGGATCGGGCCATCAAGGAATCGTTGAGGGGTCGGGTTAGGGAGAGGGCATGAGCACCAAGAACCGAGGCATCACAAGCCGCAACGTCATCGTTCCCATGGCTCGCCTAATCGGAAAGCAGCGCGTCGGCAAGGAAGAGGCAGACGAACTTGTGCTGCCGACCCTGATATACCTTGACGCGGCCAAGCGCGGCGCCTGCCCCCACGCTGGCTATAACTCGCTCGCTACCACCTTGCTTGCCGCGGCCAGCATCGCGGTGCAGACGCAATCGAAGCGCTTCTACGACATCGTGCACAGTGCCTACAACCTGCTCGTGAAGGCTGGATTGCGTGAAACGAAGTTGCTCGACCTGACCACGACGGAGTATCAGGCGATCCGCTCCGCGCTGGCGTGGTACGTGCGATCGCTGCCGATGATCGAGGTGGGCGTGCTGAGCAAGGCGTATGCCCGCGCACAGGCAATGATGGCGCATTGAGGAGCGATCAATGGCAAAGAGCACCTACACGACAGCACCTGCGCTCCTCAAGATGGATCGCATCGTCGCCATGCTGAAGGAGGACGACTTGATCTGGACGCAGGTAGCGGAAAAGCTTCACATCCACAGGCAGACGGCCAGCCGCTACCTGTGGCACATGGTTCAAGAAACGCCGCGCCGCATCCACATTTGCAGTTGGATTGAAGACGAGAAGACCTTTCGCAAGATTCCCGTGTTCGCTGCGGGGAATAAGCCGAACAAGCGCAAGCCTAAGCGGTTGACGTCAGAAGAGGTATTCGCGCGAATCCAGGCGGACCCAGTGCGCCACGCCAAGCGCCGCGAGAAGTACCGCGTGGAATGGCATCTCAGGAAGGGGCGACCGGTTCCTCCGCGTCCTGTTGCCAGTCCATTTGCCGCGCTGGGGTTATGACCATGAGCCTATACGGATGCCACAACAAGCCGCGGCCAGTGGCCGGCGCACCGCTACAGGTGCAAGACGGCTATTTTGGTACGTTTGATCCCGCTCACGTTGCCACGACACGCATCGCGCGCTGGATCGCAGTCCCATACGCCATGTCGACCGAGTGCCAGTACACAAAGCAGCACGCCAGCGATCCGAGGTGCATGGGGTGCGTGCATAAAACCAAGGAGACCAAATGAAGCGTGACCTCATGACGCTGGCCCTCGACCTGGGCCACGAGCTGATCATCGACAACTTCGCAGGAGGTGGCGGGGCATCCGAGGGCATCGAGCAGGCATTTAGGCGTCCGGTCGATGTCGCGATCAACCACGACGGCGAGGCGCTGGCCATGCACGAAGCGAACCATCCGCGGACCGCGCACTACCGTGAGGACGTGTTTGCCGTACACCCTGGCTTCGTGACCCGACAGCAGCCAATCGGACTTGCCTGGTTCAGCCCCGACTGCAAACACCACAGCAAGGCCAAGGGCGGCAAACCGCGCGAGAAGAATATCCGCGGCCTCGCCTGGGTCACACTTAAATGGGGCACATTTCAGAAGCCTCGCTGTATCGGCTTGGAGAACGTCGAGGAGTTTCTGGACTGGGGGCCACTGGACCCGGAAGGCCATCCGATCAAGGCGGAAAAGGGCCGCACGTTCCGTGCGTTCATCGACGCGCTGTCGACCGGCCTTGCGCCGGATCACCCGGACGTGCAGGAGATCTACGACGCCCTGGGCGCGGACTTTCCGATGGAGCGGCTGTACGCTGGCCTCGGCTACAAAGTCGACTATCGTATCCTGCGCGCGTGCGACTACGGCACGCCGACCATTCGGAAGCGCTTGTTTGTGTTCGCCCGCCGCGACGGCCTGCCGATCCGGTGGCCTTCGCCGACGCATGGCAACCCAAAGGCGCCTGGCTTCGCCAAGAGCGGCCTGCTTCCATGGCGCACCGCCGCCGAGTGCATCGACTGGTCAATCCCTTGCGCGAGCATCTTTGGCCGTTCCAAACCTCTGGCCGAGAAGACTCTAGCCCGCATCGCCAAAGGCATGAAGAAATTCGTCATCGAGGCGAAGGATCCGTACATCTTCGACACCGGCAAAGTGCTGATGCCGTTCATTACCGAGCATGCCAATGGTTCGACCCAGCGCGTGTTCGATGCGAACGAACCGTTGCGCACTCAATGCGCCGAGATCAAGGGCGGGCACTTTGCCTTGGTGTGCGCCTTCCTGGCAAAGCATTATGGCGGCCATGAGACGCCTGGCGCTTCTCTTGCGGATCCGTTTAGCACGGTCACGTCGGTTGATCATCACGCCCTGGTTGCATCTCATTTGGTCAAGCTGCGAAACAACTGCGCAGGGCAGGCGCTTGACGAACCCGTGCACACCGTCGCAGCCAGTGGTTTCCATTTCGGCGAAGTGCGGGCCTTCCTGATCAAATACTACAGCGAGGGTGGTCAAGACCAATCGCTGCACGAGCCGATGCACACGATCCCGACGAAGGACCGTATCGGCTTGGTGATGGTTCGCGGCGAGCCGTACGCGATCGTGGACATCGGTATGCGCATGCTCAGTCCGCGCGAACTGGCCCGAGCCCAAGGATTTCCCGACACGTACATTCTCGAGGCGATCCATAACGGCAAGCCGCTTTCGAAATCGGCCCAGGTCCGAATGATCGGAAATTCAGTCTGCCCGCCATTAGCCAAGGCACTGATCGAGGCGAATTTCGCGCACGAACGTCAAATTGCCGGGAGGGCGGCCTGATGCGTTCCACCAACCCCGATGAAATCTGCGCCCTCTGCGACGAATACTCGGTCAAGCAAGCCGCGCCTGAATACGTCGCCCTTGGCATGGCCCGTTGCCTCGCTCGCCACGACCACGGGCACCTATCCGTGCACGTAGGGTGGGATAGCGAAACGTGCGTGAGCTTCCGCCTCGATCGCGCGAACTTGGCAAAACGCCGGCACTACGTCCAGATCCAGCGCCAGAAGCAGGAGGCCGGCCAATGACGATCTTGGCAATTGATCCGGGCACCACGGAAAGTGGCTGGTGCATCTATGACGGGGCGCGCGTCCTTGATTCTGGCGTGATGGGAAACGCCGAGATGCTGTATGCGATACCCGACGTCCCAGCCGACCGCCTTGCAATCGAGATGATCGCCAGCTACGGCATGCCTGTGGGCCGCGAAGTTTTCGAGACTTGCGTATGGGTGGGCAGGTTCGTCCAGGCATGTCGCGCACCCGAGAAGGTTGAACTGGTCTACCGCAAGGACGTGAAGCTGCACCTGTGCGGCACCGCGCAGGCAAAAGACCCGAACGTGCGCCAAGCCTTGCTCGACATGTTCCCGCGCACCGGTGGAGGGAAGACGCCGCAGATCGGGACAAAGGACCAGCCTGGGCCGTTATACGGGGTTTCGAGCCACGCATGGGCGGCGCTTGGGGTAGCAGTCACAGTAATGGCACAAAACCAGAGGAGGTAGGGATGTTCAACGAAAAGATACTTGAAGTGATCGCGACGACGCCTGGCTGTCGCGAAGCCGCCATCTACGACGCAGTGTCCGTGGATGCGGACGAGACCCGCGCGGCCATTAGCGTATTGGAGACGTCGGGCGCAATCGTTGCAATCGAGTCGGAGGGCGTCACCGAATGCGGGCGCGCGTTCGAGTTCACCGAGGAATTCAAGGCAACGGATGCCTGGAAGCGCATCACGCTGAAGGCCACGGCGGCCAAGATGCCAGGCACGAACCGCATCGAGCGCGCGATTGCCTTCGTCAAGGAGCGCGGCACCGCGACGTCGGCTGAACTGCATTCCCTCATGGGCCTGCCGCCGGACGAGCTTGCATCGAATGTCCTCGCCGGCGCCGTGCGCACAAAACGGCTGGTCAAGAACGGCAAGCATTGGACGCTCGGCCCCGGACCCGGCGGACCGGCCGCACCGGCCTTGCCGGTCGACGAGGATCGCGAGCCGACGCGCGTGACGTGGGGATCCAAGACCGCGCCGTTCCCGGTGCCGATGTTTCTGCAAAAGGAGGCGAAGGCTGCGGAGGCCAGCGACGCTGCGACCTTTAAGGCTGAGGAGGAGCTAACGCCACCCTCGGCCGCTGCGGTCCCGGCGCCCGTCGACAACGTGGTATCGCTCGAACCGCAGCGCACCGCGCGCATCAAGCCGATGGACAAGATCGATTTCGCCGCATTCGCCGACATGGTGAATAGCCAGGCCACACCCGGCACCGCGCCCGCCATTCGCTGCGGTCTGTGGTCGGATGGATCGGTCGAGGTGCAGCGCGACGGCAAGACGTCGGCAGTGCTGGCCGTGGAGGAGGTGGCGTGTCTGGCTGACTTCTGGGGCAGGATCAAAACCAGTGCAAAGGAGGCGTCATGAGCTTCAAAATCGACAATTACGACGAACATTGTCCGCAGCTGCGCATCCAGTTTGGCGACCGCGAGATGAGTTTCACGGTTAAGGATGTGGCGCCGCAGGCGCGAGAATGGCTCGGCGGCGTGATCGAGCGGCAGGTGAGCGAATTGATAAACCTGCGCGTGCGACAGGCGCTGGAAAATCACAAGGCTGCACTGCGCGAACTTCTTGGGGTGCGCAATGGATAACGGCCAACTCGATGCGCTGTGCCAGGAATGGGCATCGTGGTGCTTCACTCGCCGCTTCTACCTGAAGCCGGGGTCGCAGAGTCTTCTTGCTCGCATGCACCCGAGCAAATCAGGGCGGGAGCCGAACGCGCGGAACAGCGCGCTCATGCAGCACTTTAACCAAGCACTCCACGCGTTCGCATCGGATCCGAAATACGCCGATGAACTCGCGTGCTTCCGCCTGATGTACGTCGAGGAGGCCGACCACATCAAGCGGCAGGCCGACAAGCTCGGCATCAGCCGGCCGACGTATTACAACCGCGCGCGGGCCTTTGCTCGCCGCTCTTGGTCGCTTGCGCTGCAACTGAGGAGCGCGCAGGAAGTCGAGTGCGTCGACGTCGATTAGAGCGAGGTAGCGTGTAAACAGCTGGCTTTACAAAATAGTGCTCACAGTCATTTTACACATTGCAATAAAATAGGGGCTTATCAGATAGTCTGAAAAACTGTCTCTACGAAAAGCCCGCTCCCAAAAGGTCAGCGGGCTTGTTCGTTTACAGCATCAATTCCACACACCAGCGAGCCAGATATGCGCAGGGAGCCAGAACCGACCGGCGCCGACGCGGTATTCGTCGTGGTGTGCCTGCTGATCGTGTTTGTCTGGTTCGCCTCGGTAATGCTCGACGTGACGCAGGACATGATGCGCGAGGCGTTGGCGAGATTCACGTTGCGATAATAAATGCGCAACTAACCGATACTTGATACCGAAAATATGACTGAGCAACAATTTGCATACTGGTTGCAGGGCTTCGCTGAGCTTTGCCCCGATGCTCCGACCGCTGAGCAGTGGCAGTCTATTCGGGAGCACCTTGCCACAGTGTTTAATAAGGTGACGCCGCCGGTCAAAGTGACGGTTAAGCTTCCCGAGGTGGGTGAAAGCCAAGCGATCAAAGACCTGATCGAAAAGGCTCGCAAGGAGCGCGTGATCGAACCGCCCCATACCCCGTATCAGCCTTACTCTTTGGAGCAAGGCATTCTTCCCGGCACGCTTATCTGTTAGACCAAAGATGGCCCCACCGACCCAACCGGCGGCCACAACCAACGCAGGGCCGCAAGACCGTAAGACCAAAGCCCTATAACCGCGCCCGCAAGGGCAACGTAGGGAGCTTCAAATGATTGACCGAGTAGTGGCAAAGATGACCTGCAACGCGCTGGGGACGACGCAGTATGAGTTCGGCTCGCAAACGAAGGTCGAGCTTGGCGCTGTGTACAGCACCAAGGGCGAGAACAAGGATTTCTGCGACGCCACGCCGTCCGGCGCGTGCTGGATGAACATTGCGCCGGGTTATCCGGCGGCCGAGTTCTTCAAGCCCGGCAAGCGTTATTACGTGACGTTCACGGAAGCGCCCGATTAAGTAAGTACCGAGTCTCCTCCAAAACCTCCCTGGTTCTGGATTCGCCGCCTGCCGCAGCAATGCGCCGGCGGCTTTTTTACATCAGCGCACGACCAGGTCGAGTTCGCGCCCGAGTGCCGCCATGGCATCGGCGATGCGGTCGATCTTCGTCGCGTGCTTCAAGTCGGTCAGACGGTTTGCCTCTTGCTTCGACGTGCCCATCCGGCGCGCCAACTCGGACGGCCCTACATCCTGGGTCAGCATCTCGTTGAGAAGCAAGACCTTCGACGCCGCGCTCAAGGGCAACGGAATCATCCGCTCGCCTTCTTGTGGCGCCGACGGCATCGGAACCGGGCGGCGATCTTCGAAGTAGAAGTCCATGACCGTCAACAGGACGTCAGCGGCCATGTCGAGTGCTTCGGCTTCGTCGTCGCCTTGCGTGATGGCCTCGGGGATGTCGCGGAACTCGATAACGAATCCGCCTTCTTCGGCTGGTGTGAACGTAGCTGGATATTTCATGTGCTCCCTTTCGTGGTAGTGCGGAGGTGTGGCTAAGCAGAGTGGGGAACCCCTTGCGGGGCTCCCTCCCTATTTCAGTTTCAGTCGTTTCAGAATCCCGTTCACCGTTCCTTGTTTCAGTTCCTTGCTTGGATGCCGGGGAATCGGGGCCTTTTCACCGTTGAGATGAGCAATCATGTGCTCCTTCCCTTGGGTGAAGGTGGCGCCCTTGCTGGCTAACCACCTGACGAACTCACTCTGCTTCACCACACCTCCTTTTCTCGTTGACCGTGAATACATAGTAAACAAATTCGTTTACCAAGTCAAGAGAAAAGTAGACATTTTTGAGTACTTTTTAGGTGTGCCATGCAGATGACCATCGAAGCGGAGCGCGCATGGCTGATGGTTCTCATCCAGTTGGAACGGGATCGCATTGCGCTGCTTCGGGGCTCGTCATGAGCGGCCCTGTCGACGCATACCGCGCCCAGATCATCCGCGCAGTCGTAGGTCGGAAGCCGATCGCCGTCGAAGATATTGCCGCGCTCGATCGCATCTGCCAGCGCCTGGTCGAAGCGGAGGAGGCGCATGAGATCCTTCGTTCGCTCGGCTACGGCAAGGCATGGGATAGCGTCGCCGAACTCGCGCAGCTGGTCCCGCATTCGACAGCCTTGCTGATCCGGCCGCAGAAGTAGGCCGGTCGACATGGACTTCGACAACCTGTTCCGCCTCTACCAGCAGAACAAGAGGAACGCCGAGAAGCGCGGCATCGCCTACCGGCTGACGTTCAAGGACTGGTTAGACACATGGGGCGAGCGCATCCTCGACGAGCACCGCGGCGCCGGGAATGACCGGCTTCGCCTGGAGCGCATCGACAAGGCAGGCATCTTCGAGGTCGGCAACGTGCACGTCGTGCGCGGGCTGTTGCCCGGGGAACTGCGCAGTCACGAACACATGCGGGACCGCCAGCGCACTCCCAGTGGCGGGGAATCGAATAACGGGTGCAAGCTCCGATGAGCAAAGGGCGGAATGGTTCTCCCCTGCAGCTGGATCGCAGGTCTGACCGTCGCAGGCGGGGCTGATTTATTCACTGTGACGCAAGGAGCGCCGCACACACCACGGATGGATCGTTATGGGCCGCAAATCAGCGCTGACAGAAAAGCAGTGGCAGCAGATCGGCGAGCGACTCCTAAAGGGTGAAGCTGGTCGTGTCCTGGCTCGCGAGTTCGGCGTCTCCGAGGCAGCGATCCGCAAGCGCTTTAGTGCGCAAACGAAGCAAATAAAATCCGTTGCGAATCAATTGGTTGCAGCGGAAACGGCTTTTGCGTCTCTTCCGATAAGTGCGCAAATAAGTGCGCGCACTTTGGCGGACGAACTGAAGGAAATCTCCATGCACCTGGCCGGCGCCGCCCGGTATGGCGCAGCGACCGCGCATCGCTTATCAGGCATCGCGCACGCCAAGGTCGAAGAGATTGACGACGCCAAGCCGCTGGACGATGAGAGCCTCAAGACGCTGAAGGGCATCTCGGTTCTGACGCAGCTCGCCAACAACGCTGCCGAGATTCCGATCGGGCTGCTGAAGGCGAACAAAGAGCAGATCGACCAGATGAACAACCCCGAGACCGACAGCGCCCAACTGCTGAAGGACATCGCGGCGCAGTTGCCCGACTAATGGTGCTCAGCCTGCAAACCCAGCGCGAGTTAGCCCGCTGGTACAAGCTGGTCGATCATCCGGTGCAGATGGCCCTGATCGCGGCAGTGTCAAACGGCGTGCGGTTTCCTGTTGTTCCTGCCGGCCGCCGCTCCGGGAAGACCGAGCGCGCGAAGCGGTTTGTGGCGAAGATGGCGATGAAGAACGCGAACGAGCGTTACTTCATCGCGGCACCAACGCACGCCCAAGTCAAGAAGATGTACTGGTCGGATATGAAGCAGCTTTGCCTGTGCAGCCTGCAGACGAAAGCGCCGTCTGAAACCGATCTGATCATCTACCTGAACAACGGCACCGAGATCCACCTGATTGGACTGGATCGACCGCAACGCATTGAGGGTGTGTTCTGGTCCGGCGGTGTGATCGACGAGATTGCGGACGTGAAGCCCGAAGCGTGGGAAGCGAACATTCGCCCCGCATTGGACACGTTCAATCCGTCGCGCCCGAACTATCGGGCCTGGTGCTGGCTGATCGGCGTGCCTGATGGCCTGAACCACTACTACGACATGGCGCAGTACGCCGAGACTGCGAACGATCCGGATTGGCAATGCTTCCACTGGAAGAGCGCCGAGATCCTGCCGGCCGACACAATCGCCGCCGCTAAGCGGCAGATGTCGGCGAAGCAGTACAAGCAGGAATACGAGGCCAGTTTCGAAGGCGCGACCGGCCGTATCTACGAAGACTACAGCAAGGCGAACCACACGGATGCGCGGATCGAGCCGCACGAGCAGCTGATGTGGATGCACGACCAGAACTACACGCCGCTGTCTTCGGCTGTGGGTGTTCGGCGCGACAACGCGCTGTACCTGCTGGACGAGATTGTGTTGACCAGCGCCGTGTCGAAGCAGTCGGCCATGGAGTTCGTCGAGAAGTTCAAGGACCACAAGAACAAGCATGTGCTGATCTACGGCGATCCTGCCGGCCAAGCCGGCGAGAAGCACGGCCACGCATCCGACTACACCGACATCGAGGGCGTACTCCGGGCGCACGGCTGGAAGTACGCGCGCAAAGTCAAGCCGGCACACCCTGCGATCAAGGACCGCCAGAACGCTGTGCGCGCCAAGATCTGCACGGCTGATGGCCATCGATCGCTGTTCGTGAATCCGGTGACGGCTAAATGGTGCGACAAGGGCCTGGCGACTGTGCAGTTGCAGGAAGGGTCGACCTTCCAGGAAGACCAGAAGAACAAGTATCAGCACATCACGACCGCGATTGGCTACTGCGTTGATGTGGAGTGGCCGAGCATCAAGCGCGTCGCGAGCGTCACCGAGTTGCGCATCTAAACGAAGGAAGTCAGCACATGACCAACCCAGCACAGCAGGCCACGCCCGCGACGCCATCGCCGGAAGTCGAGGCAATGGCGCAAGAGTGGCCGCTCATCACCGCGTTGCTGGGCGGGACGTCGACCATGCGCGCTGCAGGCAAGGAATATCTGCCGCAGGCGCCGGCCGAATCGGACGCGGCATATCAGTACCGCCTGTCGACGTCGACCCTGTTCAACGGCTTTCGTCGCACGGTCGAGACGTTGGCCGGCAAGCCGTTCTCCGAGCCGCTGCATCTGAATGACGACGTGCCGCCGGCGATTGTCGAGTACGAGAAGGACATCGACCTGGAAGGCCGCAACCTGCAGGCGTTCGCGCACGGCGCCATTCAGACGGCGCTAGCGTACGGCCTAGCACACATCCTCGTCGACTATCCGCCCACGCCGGCCGGCACGCTGGAAGACCAACGCAAGTCCGGTGCACGGCCGTACTTCGTCGCGATCCATCCGAAGAACCTGCTGGGCTGGAAGTCGGAGCGCATCAATGGCGCCGAAACGCTCACGCAGATTCGCATCATGGAGTCCGCGCGCGAAGACGACGGTGAGTGGGGCGTCAAGATCATCCCGCAGGTCCGCGTACTGGAGCGCGACAATTTCCGCATCTATCGCCAGAACGAGAAAGAGGAGTGGTTCCTGTTTGGCGAGGGTGAAGTGTCGCTCGGCATGATCCCGCTCGTCACGATCTACGGCGACCGCACTGGCTTCATGACCGCCCGCCCGCCACTGCTTGATCTGGCCTACCTGAACGTCGAGCACTGGCAGTCGTCATCGGACCAGAGCAATATCCTGCACGTCGCGCGCGTGCCGATCCTGTTTGCTGCCGGATTCGAAGATGGACAGTTGACCATCGGCGCGAATACCGCCGTTGCCGCAACCGACCCGAACGCCAAGCTGCAGTACGTGGAACACACGGGCGCCGCCATCGGCGCCGGCCGCGAGTCGCTGAAGGCTCTGGAAGAGCGCATGTCGCTCATGGGCGCGCAGATGCTCGTGCGCAAGCCGGGCAGCCGCACCGCGACCGAGAAGGCGATCGATACCGCGGAATCCGATTGCGCATTGTCCGCCGTCGTTCTGAACGCCGAGGACGCGCTCGAGCAAGCACTCGACTTCATGGCGAAGTGGGAAGGCCTGGAAGATGGTGGTTCGATCGAGATCAACGACGATTTCGGCGGCTGGATGGATACGCTCGACGAGACGACGCTCCTGCGCTGCCGTGAGCTCGGCATCCTGAGCGCCGAAACCGTGTTCAACGAGCTGCAGCGCCGCAAGGTGATCTCCGAAGAGCTGACCTGGCTCGAAGAGGCCGACCGTCTGAAGAAGGAAGGTCCGCCAGTTGGCGTCGTCGGCAGTTTCGAAGCCGCCTCGTCGGACGCGTGATTTACCGATTTAGTTTTTCGAAGCCGCCCGCGTGATGCAGGCGGCTTTTCTTTTGGGCGAGATGCCCGCAACACCATATCCGAGAGGGATAACGCAATGGCACTTGATCTGATCGTTGACGCGCTGGACGCCGTACCGGAAGCATTTCGCCCCCTGTATGTGCAGAACGGCGACAAATACAAGCTGGATGTTTCGGGCGTCGAAGACACGTCGGGCCTGAAGAGCGCGCTGGAGGCTGAGCGTCGCGCCGCCCGCGAGGCCAGCAAACAGGCTGCGGCGTGGAAGGCGTTGGGCAAAACGCCGGATGAAATCCAGGCGCTGGTCGAAGCGCAGGCTAAGGCTGAGCAGGAGCGACTGACCAAGGCAGGCGATTGGGACAAGCTCGCCAAGCAAATGAACGATGCCCACGCACAAGAACTCAACACCCTGAAGTCGACGCTGGAAACCAAGGACAAGGCTTTGGCCAAGCACCTGGTCGATTCGGCCGCAGTCAACGCCATTGCAGCAGCGAAGGGGGTACCGGAGCTGCTGTTGCCGCATATCCGAAGCGCCGTGAAGGTGATCGAGGAAAACGGCGATTACGCCGTGCGTGTCGTCGACAGCACCGGCAGCCCGCGCGTGAATGGCAAGGGCGAATTCCTCTCAATCAAGGATCTGGTCAGCGAGATGCGCCAGTCCGAAGTGTTCGGTCGCGCTTTCGACGGGTCGGGAGCTAGCGGCAGCGGCGCGCAAACATCGTCCGCACGGCAGCAAACAAAAGACCTATCCCATCTACCGCCAACCGAGCGCATGACAGCAGCAAGGGCGGCGAAAAAATAAAGGTAACACATCATGGCACTGACTCTTGTCGAAGCAGCGAAACTGGAAACTGGCGACGTGCTGCGCCAGGCAATCATCGAACTGTATGCCGGCTCGTCCTCGATCCTGCAAACGCTGCCGTTCGAAACGATCGCCGGCAATGCGCTCAAGTACAACCGCGAAGACTCGCTGCCCGGCATCGGCTTCCGCGGCGTGAACGAAGCCTACACGGCGTCGACCGGCGTTCTGAATCCGCTGACCGAGTCGCTGGTGATCGCCGGCGGTGACCTGGACGTGGACAAGTTCATCATCGACACCATGGGCGCCAACCAGCGCTCGGTGCACGAAGCGATGAAGATCCGCGCGTTGTCCCTCGCCTGGACGAAGAAGTTCATCAAGGGCGACAACCAAAGCGATCCGCGCGAGTTCGACGGCCTGCAAGTGCGCGTGACTGGCAATCAGCTGATCGCCGCCGGCTCGACCGCCAACGGCTCCGCGCTGTCGCTGTCCAAGCTGGACGAGGCAATCGACCAGACCCTGAATCCGACGCACCTGCTGATGAGCAAGGCCATGAAGCGTCGCCTCACTCAAGCATCGCGTTCGACCACGGTCGGCGGCTTCATCACCATGGGCATCGATGGCTTCGGCAAGCCGGTCGAGATGTACAACGGCCTGCCGATCCTGACCGTCGACCTGGACAACGCCGGCGCCCCCATCCTGCCGTTCACGGAAGCGGCCACCAGCGGCACCGCAACGGCGACGTCGATCTACGTTCTGAGCTTCGGCAACGACGGCGTGCTGGGCCTGCAAAACGGCGGCGTCGACGTGCGCGACCTGGGCGAACTGCAAACCGCGCCGGTGTTCCGCACCCGCGTGGAGTGGTACAACGGCTTCGGAGTTTTCAACGGCCGTGCCGTAACCCGCCTCTGGTCCATCGCTGACGCCGCTGTCGTCGCCTAACCAACCGCCAACGATAAGGACTCGACATCATGGCAAATCTTTACTCTCAACGCACTTACGACAACGCCCTGCTGCTGAAGGCTGCGGGACTGGTCGCCGCTACCGCCACCGAATCGGTAATTCTCGACCTCGGCGCTGGCCTGGTCGATGCCGATCTGGTGATCGACGTTTCGGCGGTCGAAGTCGCGACCGGCGACGAGAAGTACACCATCCACCTGGAAGGTTCGAACGTCGCAGCGATGACGTCGGGCTCGGTCACGCTGGCCAATATCCCGATGGGCAACAAGACCGATCCGGCTGACGCCGCTACGGGCACGGGGCGGTTCATCGTTCCGTTCCGTAACGAGCAGAACGGCACCACCTACCGCTACGTGCGCATCTACACCCTGGTCGCAGGTACGGTGGCAACCGGCATCAACTTCATGGCGTTCATCGCGAAAGACGAGGACTAAGCCATGACCGACCGTTACGTTGAGGCGGAAGTGCTCGTCAATGCGAACATCACTCAGCGTAAGCGGGTTCTGCTCGCCGACTCCGGTGATGTTCCGACGACGACTTCCGCCGGAGTCGGCGCGCTGCCAGCAGCATTCAACAACGACGCGAGCCTGACTGTTGTCGAGTATGGGAACGGGGTGGTCCACAAAACCGTTTTCACGCTCAATGCACTGAGCGTGCCTGTCACGGACGCGCTGGCCTACGCATCCAGGCAGCTCTACGATTTCCCTGAGGGCAGGATACTGGTCCTGGGCGTCACCGGATCGCTGCAATGGGCGGTGACGACGGACAGAACAACCACGATCAACGATAGCGCCGCCCTGAAGTGGGCGCTCGGCACGGCCGCGGCATCCAACATCACCCTGTCGGGAACGATGGTCGATTTGCTGCCGAAGACGGCTGTAACGCTCTCCGCAGCGGCTGCGGCGCTCAACACGGCATCAAGCGCCGCGCTGGCGGCCTCGGCGCAATTCGATGGCACGTCGACCGCGAAGGATGCGCTGCTCAACGTCGGATTCGAGACCAACACCGATATCGATGCAGATGGCACGTTGACAGCCACGGGCCAGATCACGCTGGTCTGGATCAATCTGGGAGATTACTAAAAATGGGCCTCGTTACCTGTTACGACGCGCAAGGCGGTGAATACCAGAAGGAGCCGGTCGACGCGCGCGAATGCGTGAAGCACTGCGGCTTTACGTTGACACCGCCCCAACTGGAGCCTGTCGGCGCTGATTCTGCGCCAGATGCGTCGGCGCCTGAAGTATCTGAGGCCACGGCTGCGCCGGCGGCCAAGGCTGGCAAGACCAACCAAAAGTAATCATGGCACTTACCGATGCTCAGAAAGTGGACGTGCGTCGCTGGGCCGGATATCCGGTTTCCGGCGACGCCAGCGTGGCGATCTATTCGGACCCAGTGTATTTCCACGCCGGCCCGCGCGATGCCCTGAACGCGCTGACGCTGGAAGGGCGCCTTAATCACCTGACCGACGGCGAGGAATCGGTGCTCGTCAACACGTACCTGCAGAACCTGACCGCGCTCGAGCAGGCGATTCTGGACTCGGCTGCGAACCTCGACACGAACAAGGCCGCCGTCTGGGAGCGCAATCCGCGCGAGGTGCAAGAACGTGCGCGCCTGTTCGATGGCTGGCGCCGTCGCATGTGCGGCTTCCTCGGCATTCCGCCAGGCCCGGATCTCGGCGCCAGCGGCATGACGGTGGTGCGGGCATGACTTGCATTGCGTGGGACGGCGTGACGCTCGCGGCCGACAAGCGAGCAACAAGCGGCGGCGGTATCGCGCGCACGGTGACGAAGATCGAACGTCACGGCAGCAACCTTCTCGCCGTGATTGGCAGCTGGGATGTGGCGACGGAACTGCGCGCATGGTTCAAGGCCGGCGCGAAGCCCGAGGCATTTCCGGAAAGCGCGCGTAGCGGCGAAGGCACGCTCGTCGTCATCACTCCCGGCAAACACCCGCGCACTTACGCAACAGGCCCGCATGCGCTGCCGATCGAGCAGAAATGCTTGGCGTTTGGCTCGGGGCGCGACTACGCCGAAGCAGCGATGTTCCTCGGCTGCGACGCGAAGCGGGCCGTTGAGGTGGCCTGCCAGTTCCAGACCGATTGCGGCAACGGCATCGACACATTGAGGTTGAAATGAGCATGACCGGCGACCGCCTGCAAGGCCTGATCTACGCAGGTTATGCGAAGCTGGCCGCAAAGGCAGGCTTCATGTACGACGTCTACCGCTTCGACGAGCCGATCGCCGTCACCGACGACATCTACAAGATCGAGCGCATCCCGGTTGCATTCGCGGCCGAGAAGAAATTCGCGATCCCGAACAAGTACCAGATCCCGACGTGGTACTGCTACGCCGACGGCCGCGTGCTGCAGCCGCGTGACATCCTGATTGGACCAGCTGGCACGTTCTACATCGGCGACATGCAACCGAACCTGCCGATCCAGGCGGTTCAGACGAACCATGTAATCTCGATTGGCCGCGGCTCGTACGGCGGGGGCGACCAGTCCATCGAGTATTACGCGACCGATATCCCGTGCTTCATGCAATTCAAGCGTGAGGACATCAAGCAGAGCCAATACGCGACCACGATGGGCCAGGCGATCACGCATTGGACTACGTTCATTCCGCTGCCCGAGGGCACGCTGACGCAGGACGACGTCGTGCGGGACGAGAACGGCATCCGGTACATCGTCGACGCGCCGGATTTCACCAGCATCGGCTACGTCGCGCATTTGAGGCTGATCACGATATGACGATGACCATCGATTTGGCGCAGGCGCTCGCGTGCCTGAACCGCCTCGCCGCGCTGAACATGTCGCCGTGGATGGCGAAAGTCGGCCAGCAGGCGCAACAGGGCGTCAAGCAGCGCATCCAGCAGTCCAAGCAGGATCCGGACAATGCGGCATGGTCGCCGTGGATGCCGCGCACCGAGAAGTACCGCACGAAGAAGGGCAACGCAGCCCAGGGTCTGTTGTGGGACGACGGGACGCTGCTCAATTCGATCACATTTCACTCCGCCGCCGATGGCGTGTCGGTTAGCTCCGACGTGCCGTATGCGGGCTACCTACAGGACGGCACGGAACGCATGGCCGCGCGCCCGTTCATGGGCTGGTCCGACGAGGATATCGCCGGCATGGAGTTCTCGGCCGTCCAGTTCATCGAGGCGCTGCTGTGAAAGCGGCGCAGGAAAGGATACGCAAGCATGATCTCTGAAAACGCCGCCGACCTCGTCGCGCGCGTGACGTCCGTTGCGGGCTTCGAAGGGCGAGCCGGCCTCGCGATTGGTGGCCGCGGCGCCGATCCTGCGATGACCAAGATCCCGCTGCCAGCCGCCTGGGTGATGTTCGGCAAGGACCAGGTCGACGAATCGCCGTATGGCTCGTCACAGTCCGGCGGGCGCGGCGGCCTGATCCCGAGCGGCGAGAACGTGCAGCAGGTCTTCAGCGTGGTGATCTACGTGCCGTACTTGAGCCAGGACGACCTGCTGACGACGCAATTCCCGCTGCTCGAATCCGTCATTGCCGCAGTTCGCGACAACGGCCGTGAGGCGCCGAGCGGCAATCGTTGGCGCTACATCGGCCAGAAGCTCGCCATGGTCTACCCGGACCGCCTCGCCTACGAACAGCATTACACGCTCGACGCTTTCATGTAGTAACCCGCCCGCGACGAGCGGGTTTCTCCACCCCGTAAATAAGGAAATACCATGCCCCTCATCAGCAACAGTGACCTTCAGGCCATCGGCGACAAGCTGGCACGCTTCGGCGCCACGTCGGTGGGCGATCCGAACTTCGACAATGCGTTCACCGCCGGTCTCGATGCCGCCAGCAATGCGGTCCTGTCGGGCTCGAACAGCATCGCGCAGTACCTGCTCGATTCGAACGACGAAGCCGTGACGGCCGACCTGCTGCCCGCCGCGCGCGACCTGGACGAGTCACACCCGGTCATGCCGACCGGCTTCCTGCTCGGCATCCCGGGCATCAGCGCGATGATCAAGGCGCTGGACACCCACGTGAAGCGCTACGCCGGCGCCGCGAACCTCGACGCCTACCTGTCGACGCTGAACGCATCGAGCCCGACACTGCGATTCCATGCCGCGTTCACGGATCACCTCAAGACGCTGTCGGCCCGAAATGTGTTCATCGGCGCCGACCTCGACATCGCACGCGTGAACGTCACCGGCGCCACGACCGGCACCTACACGCACCTGGCCGCGATCGACAAAACCAAATACAGCGGCGCCAAGCTGGTTGCCAAGAACGTCGGCGCTCTGACCGCGACGACCGCGCTGTCGATCACCGGCAAGAAGTTCGACGGCACGACCGCGACGCTGACCGTATCGATCTCGACGCTGACCGACGGAACCGAGACGAACCTGTCCGACACCGCGAAGATTTTCGTCGACGTGACCGGCATCACCGTCACCTCGGGCGGCACCTCCGGCAACGTCATCAAGATCGTCGCCAAGACGGACCGCGATATCTCGGCCGCCTAATCAACTCCCTCGAAAGGTAAATCACCATGGCATTCAACGACAGTTCCTACGGTCTCTTTCAGGGCCAGTTGTTCATTCAGGAGCGCGCATTCAACGGCGCACCTCTGTCCGGCTTCGAATTCATCGGCGACGCCGATATGTTCACCATCGATCCGAAGCAGAAGTTCGAGGACATCAAGGAATCCCAGTCCGGCCTGGGTCTGACCGCGGCGCACATCCCGACAGAAACCGATGTCGCGGTCAAGCTGCGCACGCTCGACATCAAGATCGCCAACTGGGTCCGCGCAACTTGGGGCGGCAGCGCCGGCGCGGTGGTCAGCGCTACCGGGGTCAGCGAAACCGTCGTGCTGTACAACGGCATGATGACCCCGCTGGCGCACCCCGGCGTGTCGAATGTCGTCGTATCCGGAGCCTCGCTGGGTACCGACTACACCCTCGACGCGGTGAACGGCTCAATCACGGTCCTGACCAGCTCGACGGCAATCCCCGTGGGCACGCCGCTGACCACCACTGTCACCTATGATCACGCCGCGTACAACGGAAAGGTCGAGGCGTTCACCACCGGCCAGCGTTACTACACCCTGCGCCTGCAGGGCCGCAACACGGCGCAAGGCAACCAGCCGGTGATCGTGACCTGCCACCAGGCCGCACTCGACATGGCGAAGGCGCTGTCACTCATCGAGAAAAAACATCAAGCTTTCGAACTCGATGGCATGCTGCTGCAGGACACCAGCAAGCCGCTGCCGCAGGCCCCGACGGACCTGTCCCAGTTCTTCACCATCCTGAAGGCATAACGCATGAGCGAAGACCTGAAAGCCCTGTTCCCGGGCCAGGAGGTCGACGCCGGCGGGGAGACCATCAAAGTTTCCCCGTTTGTGTTTGGCCAGCTGCCGAAGGTCGCCAAATGCTTCGCGTCGATCAAGGACGTCATCGAGGGTGGCGACCTGATCGAGATCGCATCGGCCGGCGGCGAGGATTTGCTCGCGCTGCTGTGCCTTGCAGTGAACAAACCGCGGCCGTGGTTCGACACGCTGCCGTCTGACGAAGGCCTGAACCTGATGGCGGCCGTCATCCAGGTGAACCGGGATTTTTTCGTCCAGCGGATGTCTCCCGTTCTGAAGCGCCTCACGCAAGCCGTGAGTGGGACTGGGGCGCCGTCGTCGCCCGCCTCATCCGCGCCGGCCACCGATGGGGCGACATCCCCGGCTACACCCTGAGTCAGATCAAGCTATTTCTGCGTGAGGCAAGTGTGCTTGAGCGGGAAGAAGCGGCGCAGCGTCTGGCGCATGGCTGGATGGCGGCGAATGCAGAGGGCGACAAGATTAACGATGCAATCAAGACGCTGACCGAACGCTGAAAATCAGTACAAAACGCTGATGTGTAGATGGAGTCGCCGTGGTAGGTTTACTTGCCAATTCACTAACGAGAGGTGTGTGATGCGAGTAATTTCCACGGCGATACTTCTTGTCCTGGCCGGCGGTGCTGTTGCCGCTCCGGTTTATCTCGATTGCGTCACTAGGCCCGATAATCCACCGCCCGGCGCGGCGCGTGAATTCAGGTTCTCGGTAAAGATCGACGAGGCTAGCGGAAACATCACGCATACCGATGCGGATGGATCAGCGTTCAACGCCGAGGGTTTTTTCACTGCAGGCGAGGTTGGATACAAGCGCGACAGTGTGAGCGATGAGTTCATAAAGACGACGTCGTACCTTATCAACCGCACCGATCTTTCTGTGACGCGAACGTTTTCATCCGAGCTTTCCGAGCGCGGGATGGAGACACTACAGAATTGGGATGACTCGAAAAGCGCCATTGTGACTAAGGGCATGTGTAAGGTCGTCAAGGTTAAAAGCAGGAAATTTTGAGTTTCAGCGGATTTTCGCAATCCTCTCTAGCATCGGAAGTTGGTCGTGATGAAGCAGCAGCACTCGCGTGCTCGCTGCGAGCTCTCGCGCTGACCGCGTGTACGGCGCCGGGCTGACGACGACCGCGATGTCGGCGCCGTAGTGCAGGCGGCCAGCCACAACTTCCTGTACTGCCCTGTTTCCAACCGGGTGTGAGTACATCTTGCACTGAATTACCGCTTTTACTCCCCGCATATTTGCGAGCACGTCGACGCCCTGGTCCTGCAACGGCGTCGTATGCGTGCGCCAGCCTGCGTCACGCAATACCACGGCACAGTAATCCTCATATGCGAGCGGCGAAAGTGTCGAAACATCGCTCGTGCGCAAAAACTGATCTTTCCTTTGCAGTTGCTCACGCACTTTTACCCAAACTGCCCGCGATAGACAGGCCGCGATCGCGATATCTATCAGCGGCCACGCCGGATAGATGGCGTACAGGATCCATCCGGCAACAGATAGCCAGACAACGGTGCTGCCGATGTTTGCAAGAGCGGCCATTTATTAAACGATAACACAACAGAGTGAGCGCCCATGGCATCCATGAACATTGAAATGCGGTTGAACCTGGTCGACACCGCGAGTGCGCCGGTCAAGGCATTCATGTCGACGCTTGAGGCGCTGGAGCAGGCAGTCAGTGGTGTCGCAAGTAAGCTCGCTGGGCTCTCGGCCGGCATGGATGCGCTTGGCGCCTCGCTGGGCCTGATCAAGTCGAATTCCGCCGCCGCCGCGTCTGAACTGGGTGCCGTTGGCGCGCAGGCCAATACGGCTGCGGGCGAAACCGCGCGCCTGGAAACCACGATGGCGGCGCTGTCGCTGTCGCTCGAGCGCATTGTCGGCCAACTCGGGGTGACTACGGCTGGCTTTGCCCGTATGGGCAGCGCGGCGGCGGCTGCTAGCGCCGAAGCCAACGCCGCAATGGATGGCGTCGGCACTGGCGCACAGGGCGCAGGCACTCATGTGAACGCACTTGCCGCGTCGATCCGTGGCATGAGCGAGCTATGGGCGGCTTTTAAGATCGAGAAGGGCCTGAAAAGCTCGATCGAGCAGGCTGCCGAGTACGAGCGCACGGACAACCGCCTGCGCAACATGAACCTGTCGCCGGCGGAATCTGAGGCGATCCACAAGTCGGTTCGCCAGACCGGCCGTGATTTTCACCAGTTCGACCAAAACGAACTGCTGGAGATGGCAATCGACTTGCGCAACGCCACCGGCAGCGCGCACGAAGCGGCAGAAGGGCTGAAAGGCTTTGCACAATCCGTCTTCGCCATCAACCTGTCCATGCCGAGCGGTAAAAAGCTGGACGAGCAGGGCACACTGAACTTCGCCAAGTTCCTCGAGGGCCGCGGCGTCACGATGGACCCGGCCGCGATGGCCGCACAGCAGGATCTCGTCACCAAGATCGTCGCCGCCACGCAGGGCCGCGTGAACCCGAACAACCTGTTCGGCAACCTGACGTATGCGAAGGGCGGTCTCGGCCGCACGATGGACGACCAGGCGCTGGTGACGTTCGCCGCTATGATCGAGCAGGACACGCGCGGCGGCGGCACTGGCGGCACGGTCGGCACGATGCTGACCTCGTTCGTCAACAGCATCACCAAGGCCAACGCGATTACGACCAAGAACCGCGACGAGTGGCTGAAGCTCGGCCTCGTCGACCCGGACAAGGTCAACATCAATGAGAACACGAACCGCGTGACCAGTATCCAGGCTGGCGCCATCGCCGGTACTGAGATCGCTGGCAAAAACTTCAAGCGCTGGGTCGATGAATATCTGCGTCCGGCACTGGTCGCCGCCGGCGTGAACATGGACGACATTACCGAGATCAAGGCCAAGACCGACGTACTGTTCCCGAACCGCAACGCGTCGGAAGCCGCGTTTCAGTTGCTGTCGAAGAAGGATCTTATCGAGAAGGATTCGGACAACATCACCAAGACCGCCGGCAAGGATCAGCAAGTCGCGAACGGTGAAAAACTGTCCGCTGCGAACTGGGAGCGATTCCACAAGACCATCAATGATCTCGCCATTGCGATCGGCACCACGCTTTTGCCGGTGCTGAATCCGTTGCTGGAAGGGTTCACCAAGATTCTCGAGGTGCTTGGGCATCTAAGCCAGGATCATCCGGTGTTTGGCTTCATCATTGGCCTCGCCGGAGGTCTGGGCAGCATTTCTCTCATGATCGCTGGCGCAACTCGCCTGTTTGGCCCGCTTGGCACGGTCCTTGGTGTAACCGCAGAGTCGTTCGGCGGGTTCGGCGCGGTGGTCAGGACGGTCGGCGGGTTCATCGCGGCTGCGATCCCGATGATCCTCAAGTGGTTGTTGCGCCTGGCTGGCCCGATCGGCGTCGTGCTGCTGATCTGGGATGCTGGTCTTGGTGACTGGATCTCGAAGCTGGAAGTGTTTGGTCATTCGGTCGGCGACTGGGCTTCATCGCTGTCCGATAAGGTCGCAACCTCGTTCCGGAATATGTGGGTTCGCACCAAGGAATACTTCGGCTTTCTATCGAAGGACGCTGCCGACGCCCAAATCGAGGCGAACAACCGCTCGAGTACCCAGAAGCAGGGTAAATTGGGCTTTGGGCCGAAACCGGTGAGTGCGGCTCAGACTGGCGGCGCATCGGGCGACTGGGACCGCGGCGAAGAAGTGTCGCCGGCAGCGCGCGCCGTCGAAGAGAAGATCAAGCGCGAAAAGGCAATCGCGAAGCAGTTGGCGGACAACAAGGAGGAGTCTACCGGCTTGCTCGGTAGCGGCAAGAAGCGCGGCCGATTCGCCAACTACGACGCCAGCCTCGATGACGCCAAGAACGACCTGCGTCTCGAAGAGGATGGGCTCGCCCGACACATGAAGGCCGAGGACGAGCTCTACAAAGCCAACAAGATCTCCATCAACGAGTACTACGACGACAAGCTGGCCACGATGCGCAAGAGCGTCGACGCGCAGATCAAAGAGCTCGAGCGCGAAAAGGCGGCGTATAAGCGGCAGGGCGACAAGGCCGGCGTGAACCGCGCCGAGACCGAAATCACGCTGCGCAAGCGCGACCGGGATGACAACGAAAAATCGGTCGAGGTCCAGCGCGAGAAAGACCTCAATGCGCTGAAAGAGAGGGGCTTGCAGCTCGAAGCCCAGCAACTGCAGGCGGAAGGCAAGCGGAATCAGGCCGCGCTCGCGCGCGAAGTCCAGCGACTCGAAAAGGACAAGAAGGAATACCTGCTCAATGGCGACACGGAGCATGCGAAACTCGCACAGCAAGCCATCGATACAGCCAAGCTGACAGCCGCCTGGGAAGCGTACGGCGACGCGGTCAAGAAGGTGCACGAGGAAACGCAGACCAAGGAAGCCGCGGTCGATGCGCAGGTCAAATCGGGCAACCTCACCAAATTCGCTGCAGAACAGAAGATTTTCGCCCTCCGGCAGCAGGAAGCACGCCAGCTCGACGAGCTGATTGCCAAGGAGCGCGCGCTGATCCAGGCATCGGACGCGCCGCAAGCCGTGAAGGACCAGCGCCTGAAGACGCTTGACCTGGCGAAGACGAAGAATGACTCGGTTCTCTCCGAGATGAACCCGGAACTGATGCGCGCCAAGGATACGCTCGACGGCAGCCTCCAGGGTGGATTTGAGAACTTCTTCAACAGCGTGATCAGCGGCTCCAAGTCGGGAGCAAACGCCTTCAAGGAATTTGGCGAGAGCATCAAGTCGACGTTCACCAAGCTGATTTCCGAGCAGCTTGGCAAGAGCCTGTTCAAGTCGCTGTTCGGTGAGGGAGGTATCGGCTCTGGTGGAGGCATGCTTGGCGATCTATTTAGCGGCCTGTTTGGCGGTAAGTCGTCGGGCTCCGGTGCGAGTGGTGCAGCAGCCGGCGGAGGCTCTGGCGGCGGCTTTTTGGACGCTGTCGGTAACTTTTTTTCCGGGATGTTCCACTTGGATGTCGGCACTGACAACGTGCCGCAGGACATGATCGCGCAGATCCATCAGGGCGAGATGGTTGTTCCGAAATACGACGCCGAGCGGCTTCGTTCGCTCAAGCCGGGCGAGCAGCAGAGTGCACCACCTCCGGTCACGCTGCAAATTCATCCCGACGCCATCCACATGAAGCTTTCTGACTGGCTGGACGGGGAGCTCGCTCGACAAATGGCGCACCGATGACGATTTCAGCCTACCCACCAAACGTCGCCGTCGACGCGACGTCGCTGCTGGTCTTTACCGGGCCGCCGAACGTCGCCGTCGAATGGACGCTGACCGGAAGCGGCCTACTGGAGCCAGTGGAGGCCTATACGGACGCCGGCGGCCACGCTCACGCCATCTACACGCCCGGCACCGTGGGCGACGTCGTAATGATCGAAGTAACGCATGGCATTTAGGGATTTCCAATGACGACTCTGACCAGTTCGGCGACTATCGCGGTCGGCGACGGAGCTACGGCCGTCGATTCGGTGCAGCTGACCGTGCTGCCGGCCGTAAGTGCGCCCAATGGCCGCGGGCGCCTGGTTCATCCGTCGCTCGGCACATACGATTACGTGCGCGGGCCGGATGAATGGACCAACATCGACGGCGATGTCATCGTGGCGCCGATCTGGGCGAGCACGAAGACGCTGCTCGGATCTGCGAACACGCTTTTCGTCGGAAATTTGCGCGACGTCACGGTGGAGGAACGCTGGACGCAGCCGGTGGCCGGCGAATTGTCGCTCGTGCGCGCCCTGATGGCATTCTGGATGAATCCGGTCGATCCATCGCTTGCCTATGTCGAGTGGTATCCGACCTACACGAGCAATCTGGGTTTCAAGGTCATCCTGCTCGCGCTGACGGCCGGCGGCAAGGAAATCACCCTGTCGTCACTCGCGCACCAGGGCTGGGTTCGCGGCCCGATCGTGCTGCGCATGAAGATTGCGGGGCGTGTCTGACATGATGGAACTCCTCGCTGGTCCAAATACCGTGGCGCGGGTTGGCGCCGACAACCGCTCTTCGAAACCATGGAGCAATGCAGGCATATTCTGGGACGATGAGATTGGCTTCGGATCGATCACCAGTGACGTGTCCGGATATGGTCCGAATTATTTCATCACCCAACTTGATGGAACGTCCGGAGCGCGCGGAAGGTCGCATGGGTGGATCGTTCTTGACGTCTCCGGGCGTGGTGAATGGGCGCTCTACGACTTCACTACAGATCCAGTGACCGGGGATCTGGTTGGGCTGCTCTACAGCCTTGATAAGCAGAGCGGAGTCTATGCCGACAAGTTGATCGCACAGAGCACCGGCATTTTGGCGGCTGGCTTTTTCCGCCCTCAGATCAGGGCTCTCGATAGGGTCATATCGATCTGGGGAACGCAGGTCAAGAAGCGTGCAATTGACGGCAGCGATTCAGACTGGTTTCTTGAGGCGAACCTGACTGCTGGACCGGATTCCCTGCTTTACTTGGGTACGCCCACTGTATCGCGCACGACAGAGCCGGCAGTTGTTTGCCTCATCTACCAAAGCGGCGCAATCCTTTTCTACGACGTGGTCGCGAAGCAGCAGGTCGTCCGGCCAGTTGCACGCATCGGCTCTAACGTCGGCGCCTGGTACAGCCCGAAATTCGATATCTACATTGGCTATACGGTCCCAGGCGCAGATTGGGAAGTAACGGTTTGGGCCAATGCCGTCCGGCCAGACAGCCTGAGCAATCCCGTGGCCGCGCCATCGCTCGTCAAGGGCAAGGTCTCGCAGGTTCTGGTTCGATTGCTGGGCGCCGACGGCGAGCCGTGCGAGGGCGAATTGATCTCGTGGTCGATCACCGGTGGTCCCGGCGCTTTGACTGTAACGCAGTCAACTACGGATGCGGATGGCTACGCCTACGTTGGCTATATCGCGCCCCTTTCCAGCGGATCGTCGCCCACCATTCAGGCAAGCGTGGAATTCTGATGTACAAGCAAATCTTTCAGGCCCCAGTGCCGTACCGCAAGCCGGACGATCCGACGCTAACCGGCACGTTCGGTCAGGTGATCTATCCGCCGCTATATGCCTATTTCACGACGCCGCCACGCATCTATGGTGAGGAGTTCTATATCGTCAACGCGATGTTCGTGAGTAAGGAGGCCACGGCAGCCAGTCCGACAACGATCACGCTGAATGTGATCAGCAACAACATCTACGATGCACTTTTCGGGCAAACGATCAAGTTCGACGGCGCAACCGGCGCGCTCATCGGATACGGGGACTATATCGGCGATGCGGAGGTGGGCGAGATTGTGCAAAGCCTGGATGGGTCATTGTGGAGCACGCGCAATGGCTATCTGAGTGAACTGGACCAGACGACGCATGTCGTTTTGCAGACGATTGCACCCGATTTCTTCGAAATTCCGGCGGATCAGACATTTCACGGCATCATTCACCCGATGGTCGACCGAGCGCGCGGCTTGATCGTGATGTCCGGGTATCCGGCAGGTCAGGAAGAGCTCTATATCCTTGTCAATGACCTCAAGACCGGAGCCTTGATTCGCCGCATTTGGGTATCCGGTCCGGTGAGTCAGATCATGCAGGAAGATGACCGTCGCTGCTTCGTGATCTGCTCCGATGGCATCATGAATGTGGTGGATTACACCACTGGCGAAATTATCTCGACAACGCGAACACCGCTGGCGGGAGCGGCCGACCCATTCAAGGTGACCTATGCATGGGATCCGATCTTGCGCCGCCTCCTGGCATTCAATTTCGTCGACGTGGCAAATCCTGACGGCTCGTCTCCGAATTCGATTGTCGGATTTTATCCGGTGCCGATCGCAACCAATATCACCAAGCCGATTCCGCTCAAGCCACCGCGCAAGGGGCGCACGGTCCCAATGCTGATGCGCGCCGTGGGCGATGCCGGCGAGGCCATTCCTAGCCTGCCGATTACCGTTACGGCGACTACGCCTGGCGTCATCGTGAACGGCGTGCAGGTAACGGACTCCTACGGCTACGTGAAGATCAACCTGAGTGGCAACGACGCCGGATCGAGCGACGTGACCGCAACCGCAAACGTGGATTAAGCATGGATGTGACATGGGCACCTTATCCGCTCGACAGCGTGCGGACAACGACGGTTTTCGTCCATACGGCCAGCCCGCTTGACGTGCTGCAGGGCGCATCGCTGGATCCGATGGAGATCACGCAGTTTTGCGCCTCGGTGCGCCAGTCGCCCGGGGAGGTATCGGTCGGACTGGCATGGCACGACGAACTGTATGGCGCCAATCAGCCGAAGTATGGGCAGGTTCTCGAAATCCGGCTCGAAGGCCGCAGCTTCTGGATTGGCATTATCCAGGCCATCAACGATTTTCGGCTGTCGTCGGGCCAGAAGTCGATGACGGTGGTTGCGCGGTCGCGTGATGCAACGCCGCTGTGGCGGGAAACCCGGCGCCTGACCGACATCTATCCCGTTTCGACGCCGTTGGACTATATCGCCCGTCAGATATGCCACGGGATCGGCGTCACGGATCTCGAGATCGGCACGCTGAACATCCCGGGATACACGGTGCATTCGAACACCCAGCTGGCAGACCTGCCGCCGTGGCAGATGTTCACGGTGCTGATGCAGCCTTCGGGGCTTGAACCGTACGTCGATGCGCGCGGCCGGTTCAAGGCGATCTCGCGCGACACGACGCGCGCCGCGGACATCACATTGAGCGACAACACTCGATTGCTGAGCGTGAACGGCTCGAAATCCCGATCACCTGTGACCGAAGTGAAAATCAAGTGGCTTGACCCGAACTTAACCGAGGTATCCCAGCAGGACCGCATGCTCGACAGAGCGACGATGACGGCTGGCTTCTTCAAGCTGAAGCTGGAGCGCGACGTCACGTTCAGCCAGGACGGGACGCAGCGCGCGCGCAATACGCACATGGTCGTGCGGCAGTCCGCGAACGCCGGTTTGCTGCCAGTGTGCAGCGAGGATTACAGCCAGAAGAGCATCACCGGAGGCCAGATCGTGCTCACGACTTATGCATGGGTTCCAGGGCTCGCCACTGCCGCCATTGCCGCCAAGGTTGCGGCTCACAACATTCCAGATGGCGTGGTGTCGTTTGGCAGCTTTACGATCCCGATCGGTCGCAAGGTAGAAGCGGTTGCCGACGTCGTGCTGTTCTTGACGATGATGTCGATCGGGACCGGTGTCTATGAAATATGGGGCACGCCATACGACATGGTGCACGCCCGGAATACCACGACCGCATACGGGAAAACCGTGCAGGACTGGGAGATCAACGTCGCGGAGATCGAGAACGACTTCGTGATGAACCAGCAGCAGTCCGAGGGCTTCGCCGTCCGTGAGTTGATCTACGCGTATCGATCGGCGAGCTCGTACAACATTTCGATCGTCGACGATCCCCGCATCGAGCGCGGCGACATCATCGCGCTCAAGGATGGAAGTCGCGTCTACGTCACGGATTACGCGCGCGACCTGTCCATCGGTGCGCCGGCCACCCTCGATATCACTGGCTTCAGGTGCTAGACGATGACCCTACTGACATATCTCATCGACGCCCAACAGCGTGACATGCAGCAGGAGTTGGACGGAAAAGTGCTTACACGCCCGACCTTGAGCGTGACGGACGGCCTTTCGACAACCTACGCGTGCGACGTCGACATCGGCATCACGAATCAGCAGGGCAACGACCAGAGCACAAACCTGCTCAACGTCGGCACACAGGGCTCCGTGCTGCATGACGTACCGATCGCCCGCGGCAACATGGATGTCGTGTACGCCGACGTTGGGGCGGCCGTGCGGCTTCGGCGATCCGCCTCGGGGCGCTACGAGATCATCGGTTTTTCAAAACAGATGCCCGGCACGTACATCCGGGTTCCGGTGGACCTTGAAGACTTCACCTTCGGCGTGATCGAAGACCTGTCGATCAGCTCCATCCCGATCGCTTATGGCGACCTGGTCAACTTCGGTGGGTACGGCACGGCCGCTTACGGGTCAATCGCAATTTATCAGGGCACGACTTTGATCAGGGTTACAGCATGAACGAACTGCAGACGTTTTCCAACGGCGACACCAATTACATCTCAAAGCACAACGCGAACTACGCCAACATCAAGGCGGCGGTCGACGCGCTGGAGAATAACCTCGCCGGCCAGATTGCTGCCGCATCGGGGCCGGGAGCAGCCTTCTACGCACTGTTCGGGCCGACGGCCGCAATCGTCGGCGTGGAGAGCTATGCCATGAGCGGCAGCGGCGATACGCTGACGGTCGACGCGGGCTTTCAGTGGAAGCCGTCCATTCCAACGGTGGTGCAAAATCTCACGCCGGCCACGCTGCCCTTTACCGGCCTGTCGTCGGCCACGTACTACATCTACGCGGACAATACCGGTGCACCGGTGCGCAGCGCGACGGCCGGCGCTGAAGACCTGTACTCCGTCGTGTGGACCGGCTCGGCCTTTGGCGCGATCACCCGCATTGCGCCGATCGTGTGGGGCGCGGCAGACGACATCGCAGCACAGGTCAGTACCGCACTCGGCGCCACCTACACGAAGCTGGACGACCGCCTGGAGGCAGGCGAAACCGCCGCAGTCGCCGGCAGCCTGGCGCGCGTCTGGCAGACCGGCCGCTTGAGCAAGAGCGTGGCCGGCGGTGTCGATGTGACGTTGACCGATGTCGAGGCCAACAATACCCTGCACAACTTCACCGGCGCGATCACGGCCGACATCAACGTCATCGTCCCGCTCGGCGCAGCGCCGCGGCTGTGGATCGTCACCAACAACACCAGTGGCGCGCACACGCTGACCGTCAAGGGTGCCACCGGTGCCGGGGTTGCGGTGGCGACAGGAGCCACAGCTCTGCTCGGCCAAGATGGTACTGATGTATTCCAGGTGGTGACGCCCGGTGGCATCGGTGCCGGCAGCGTCACCAGCGTGGGCCTGTCGGCTCCAAGCTTCCTGTCGGTGTCCGGGTCGCCCGTCACCAGCTCCGGCACGCTCGCACTGAGCTATTCCGGCACGGCGCTGCCGATCGCCAACGGCGGCACGGGCGGCACCAGTGCCAGCGCAGCGCGCACGGCGCTCGGGCTGGCAATCGGCTCCGACGTACAAGCCTATGACGCCGAACTGGCGGCGCTGGCCAGCCTCACCTCGGCGGCCGACCAGATCCCATACTTCACGGGCAGCGGCACCGCAGGGCTTCTCACGCGCGATACCGACACGTCGCTGTCTGCGAACAGCGATACCCGCGTCGCCACGCAGAAGGCGGTAAAGGCATACATCGACGGCGTAGTAACCGGCGGCGCTGCCGGCGTCATGGTGTTCCAGGGTACTATCGACTGCTCCGCCAACCCGAACTACCCGGCGGCCAACGCCGGCGCGGTCTACAAGGTCAGTGTCGCCGGCAAGATCGGCGGCTCCTCGGGTGTGAACGTCGAAGTCGGCGACACGATGTATTGCACGTCGACGGCAGCGAGCGGTAACCAGGCCACCGTCGGCTCCAGTTGGAACATCGTCCAGGAGAACATCGACGGCGCCGTGACTGGGCCAGCCTCCGCTACAGACGGCCATGTTGCGCTGTTCAACGGCTCGACAGGCAAGATCATCAAGGACAGCGGGCTCACGCTGGCTGGCACCAATACCGGCGATGAAACTACGACAACCATCGGCGCCCTGATCAACGGCGCCACTGCCAAGACGACGCCGGTCGACGCCGATTACGTCGGCCTGATGGACAGCGCGGCCAGCAACATCCTGAAGAAACTCAGCTGGGCGAATATAAAGGCCACGCTGAAAACGTATTTCGATACATTGTATGCAGTCTTCGGCGAGGCCGTCAATGCGCAGACCGGGACGACTTACACCTACGTGAACGGCGACGGCGGCAAGCTGGTTACACATACGAACGCGTCATCGATTGCTGGCACTTTGCCGCAGGCGGGAAGCGGCGGAAACTTTGCGGCGAACTGGTGGATGGACGTCCAGAACCGCGGCGCCGGGACGCTGACCATCACGCCGACCACCTCCACTATTGACGGCGCGGCCACGCTGACATTTACGACCGGGCAGGGTGCGCGCATTGTCAGCGACGGAACGAACTACTTTACGCAGCGCGGCGGGGCAGGTTCTTCTGGCGGGGGCGGCACGCCAGGCGGCTCGACTACCCAAGTGCAGTTCAACGACAGTGGTGCATTCGGCGGCTCTTCGACCTTCACATGGGATAAGACCAACAACATTCTGTACCTCGGGTCTTCCACCACCGCCGCATCGATCGCCGTGCCGAGCGTGGGTTCTGGTAGCAATCTTACAGGACGAGCACTATCGGTCACCGCAGGCACTGGAGATGGGTTCCAAACTGGCGGAGCCCTGTCGCTAACTGGCGGTACCGGTGGCGACAATGGCAATGGTGGTGCGATCACTATCACTGGCGGGGCGACCGGGGCTTCGTCCAACTCCATCGGTGGGGCTGTTACCATCACAGGCGGGTCGTCCTCGTCTTCCACGGTGCGAGGCGGTGACGTTAGCCTCCTGGGCGGGGTAGGCAAAGGCGCGAATCGCGGCGGGAATGCAACCCTTCAGGCGGGTGACACCGGGAGTGGTACGGGCGGTAACGTTACGATTCAAGCGGGTACGTCAACGTCCGGCTTTGCTGGGGCCGTTACGATCACGGCTGGTGGAACCAGTGCGACTAGCGTTGCCGGCGGCGCCGTGAACATCAACGGAGGTGCTCCCACCAATGGCAAGGGCGGCTCCGTCAACCTTACCGCCGCGGCTGGCGTGGGCACCAATAAGGATGGTGGCGACATCATCCTGACGCCGGGAGCCAAGACTGGCACTGGCACTCCAGGTAATGTCGTGTTGAATGGCGGCGGGGCCGCGCTATCCACCTCGGCGACGGGCGGCTTTACCTGCATCCCAACTTGCGCCGGCACTCCAACGGGAACCCCTGCCGGGATCCCGACTGGTACTGCTGCTATGGTCTACGACACCACGAATAACAAGCTCTGGGTCTATAACGGAGCTTGGAAAGGCGTCACGCTCGCCTAACCCCGGCCTTAACCGTCGCATCTACCGAGCCGGCGCAGACTGGCAAACGCTTCCCCTCAACCCGCCCGCACATGCGGGCTTTTTTACGGGCTCACCGTGACTGATATCAACCACTCCGAGGCGCTGTCTCAGGCCCGCATCGACATCGCCCGGCTCGAAGTTCAAGTCGCTCATCTCTCCGCAAGTACAGCGCGCCTTGAAGAGAGCAATCAGCAACTGACCGAAAAATTGGATCAGGTGCTGCTCACTCTTTCCGAAGCTCGGGGCGGGTGGAAAACGCTGATGGTCATTGGCGGCGCGGCTTCGGCTGTCGGCGGCCTCGTGACGTGGCTGGTGCAGCACTTGTTCAAGGGGTAGGGCATGAACATTTCTCTCGTCGAGGACTGGCAGACCATCCTGCGCAAAGCATGGTCGGTCAAATTCAACATCGCCGCAGTGATCTTCGGCGCGGCCGAACTGGTCGTGCAACTGGTGCAGCCGGAATCCATCCGGCCCGGGGTGTTCGCCGGCATAGCAGCGTGCGTCTCGATCGCAGCAACTGGCGCGCGGGTGCTGGCGCAGACGGAGCTCTCGAATGGCACTGGAAAATAGACCCGGCAGGCGCGGCCTGGCTGCGTTCGTCGGCGCCGCTGCTGCTGCCGGCCTGCTGCTGTTCACGCCAGCGCAGGAAGGGACGAAGCTCACCACCTACCGCGACATGGGTGGCGTCCTGACCTACTGCACCGGCGCGACTGAGAACGCGCAATGGGGAAGGACGTACACGCCTGCCGAGTGCGCCGCTCAGTTGGACCGCGACCTTGAACGGCACGCGGCCGGCATCGCCAAGTGCATCCCGCTCGAGCGCCTGACCGACAGCCAGAAGATCGCCTTCGTGGACGCGGCGTACAACATCGGCGTCGCCAACTTCTGCTCGAGCAGCATGGCGCGCAAGACGAACATCGGCGACATGGTCGGCGCCTGTAACGCGCTGCTGCTGTGGAACCGGGTCGGCGGCCGGGAGGTGCTGGGGCTGACGAAGCGTCGACAGCGGGAGCGGGAACTTTGCATGAAGGGGCTGAGATGAGCACCGAATCGTCATTTTTCCTTGGGATGGCCATCGGCGCCATCGTGGCCGGGGTTGTGGTCGTCTACGCGGTAGCGACATGCCTGCCTGATGGATGGGCGCGTCGATGATCGCCGCCTTACTCCTGCGGCTGGCGCCGTACAAGCTCGCGTTCGAGATCTTGGTATTCGGCGCGCTGGCCGCCGGCGTGGTGTATGGGGCGCACCAGGTTCTCGAGCATGAGCGCGAGATCGGCCGCCAGGAAGTCCGCGCCGAATGGGATCAGCAAATCGCCAAGGACAAGGAGGCCGCGCGTGCGCAGACCGACGACTGGCGTGCTCAGCGCGATACCGCCGCAACCGAGGGAGCTAAACGTGAAGAAACTATCCGCAGCCTGGCTGCTACCTCTGCCGCTGCTGCTGGCAGCCTGCGCGACGCCGTCGCCAAGATCAACGGCGCAGTGCCCAACTATTCCGCCGATACCCTACGTGCGCTCTCCAGCACCTACGGGCAGCTTCTTGAGGAGTGCGCAGGACGACGTCGAGAGTTGGCGGAGGAAACTGAGCGCATCAACTCAGAGAAACGAACCCTGATCGAAGCGTGGCCCAAGAACCCGCCGGGTGACTCGCCCCAGAAATAGCCATGGACGAGCTTCTACAGAAGATGCGCGCCTTCGCCTCCGAGCCGGGCGCGCTCTTTTACGTCGTCAAGACTGCAACTCGCGGCGCCGTGCCCGTTTGGGCCGACGATATCCGCGCAACAGCCACCGATGCGGAATTGCTCGCGCTTGTACAGGCACGCATCAACTCGTGAGGAAAGCATGTCCGAAGCACGCAAGTACGACCCGCAGCTGCGTCAATTCGCCACGCCGCAGCAGGCACGATACCTCGACGCCGTGATTGAGCACGGTGGCATCCGGCCAGCATCGCGTGCGCTGGGTGTGAGCAAGGGCACGATTTGCTCCGCCCTTGACCGCATCGACAGAGCCGCCGCGCGTCAGGGATACTCGCCGGCGCACGACATGGCACACGTTGTGCCTGATGGGTTCTTCGTGAAAGGCGTGTCGACGTATTACGACAAGGAGGGCAAGCCATCGGGGCAGTGGGTCAAGTCGGCGATCGACCAGGAGCGCCAGCGCGAGATCATGCGGGCCGCCGTAGCCGCCATGGTCGAGGAACTCCCGCGCGCAGAACCGATGAAGGCGCCGGCGCTGACCGATGCGAAGCTGGCCAGCGTCTATACCCTGACCGATAGCCACGTCGGCGCCATGTGTTGGCACCGCGAGAACCTGGACCCGAACGGTGATTGGGATCTATCGATCGCCGAGCGAACTCTGGTCGGCTGCTTCGAGCACATGGTCAATGCAAGTCCGGCAGCCCGGGTAGGAATTGTTGCCCAACTAGGGGATTTTCTGCACTCAGACGGCATGGGTCTGATTGAAGGCAGAACGCCCACCTCCGGTCACATTTTGGACCAAGACGGCCGCTTCTCGAAGGTCGTGCAGACTGCAATCCGGATCCTGCGCCGCGTGGTCGGCTTCGCGCTGCTGAAGCATGAGCGTGTCGTCGTGCTCATGGCAGAGGGAAACCACGACCTGGCCAGCTCTGTTTGGTTGCGCGCGATGTTCAAGGCGCTGTACGAGAACGAGCCACGGGTCGAAGTCATCGATTCGGAGCTTCCGTATTATGTCTATCAGCACGGCAAGACCATGTTAGCGTGGCATCACGGCCATCTGAGAAAGAACGACCAACTTCCGCTATTGTTTGCCGCGCAGTTCCCGAAGGTGTGGGGCGATACGACGCGCAGATATGCTCACACGGGCCACCGCCACCATTTCGAGGAGAAAGAGCATTCCGGTATGTCTGTCGTGCAGCACTCGACTTTGGCGACTCGCGATGCCTACGCGGCACGCGGCGGCTGGATGAGCGATCGGCAATGCACGGCTATCACTTACCATACGGACTTTGGTCAGGTCTGCCGAAACACGGTCACTCCGGAGATGCTGCAAGTGCCGTGATATCGATCCGGCGCCGGGCCATCGGCAGGGCCAATACGCGGGCTGCGACGTCGGCCGGCACACCGTTGGCCGCAAGCGTGCATGACGCCTCCAGCCACCCTATGAATGGTAGGAGGATGAGGATGGCGTCGATCCTGGCGGCCGTGATGAGGTCAATACGTTCGATCATGCCGGCATAATACGGACGCGCCGGCGCCTGACGTTGAGATCGCGCACGCTGCTATACTGTTTAAATGTACAGCATCGTCAAACGACTTCGACAGCGCGGCCGGCGCCTGGCAGACCGCGAGATATCCGCCAGCACCGGCGTTCGTGGTGAAATGGCGGTAGCGATTGTTGGGTTCCGGCCACAAGCCAAGCTGTACGACCCAAACGACCAACAACGGAAACCGCTCATCCCTGAGCTTCAAAACGCCCAGTTGATCACCATGACGATGACGGGCATGCTCTTTTACGGTACTGAGCAGGCCGACGACGGCGCCGAGTATGTGCAGGAATGGTCGGTGCGGCTGGTCGGCTCCGATTAGGCGGCCCTGGGCGACCCCTTCAGCGGGACGACGTTCCAGGGCAGACCCTTCTCGCACGCGACGAGGAACGATGCCCATAGCTCGAGCGCCTGGCGCCGCTCCGGGATTTCGTCGCGCACGTCGTAGACAGCTTCCATACCCTTGAGAGTGTGGTTCAAGGCGATCTCGGAGATTTCACGCGACACGCCGAGGTTGCGCATGTGACCCTTCGCGGTGCTACGGGTGTCGTGCGGCGTGAACTTGCGTGTCTGCAGGGCGCCCCGCTCGAAGGCGCGATACAGGGCGGCCGATAGTGTCGACCGGCCGACGTGTTGGCCAGCCCGGCGGTCATCCCTGGCCGGCAATACCCACGGCGAGCCGCCGGCGAGCCGCTCCAGTTCCTTGAACCATCCAGCAACGGTCGGGGTGATCGGGACCAGAAAGCCGACCCGGGTCTTTACGGACTCGTCGGGCACGAACCAGGTGCCGCGGTCGAAGTCGATATGTTCCCACCGCGCCTTGACGAGTTCAATGGTACGGACGCAGGTCGCCAGCATGATTTTCAGTGCCAGCCCATTCTCGTCGCCGATATCGCCGACGGACGAGAGTAACTTGCGCAGCTCGTCTTCCTGGAGCATGACGCGCTTGCGTATGGGTGGGCGCGGTCCCATCAGGGCTGCCAATTTGATCCCCGACGTTGGGCTGATCTTGATCAACTGCCGGCCAATGGCGTGCTCGAACAATTGCGTGGTCGTGCTCAAGATCCGTTTCTGCATGACCCAGCCGCGGCCGGATCGCTCGAGCATGCTGACGATATCCTCGGCGATGACCGACTGAACATCGAGAGGCCCGAGCTTCGGCAGGATCACTTTTTCCAGATCCCACTTCTTTGCCTTGACGGTCCCGGGTGCTAGCTCGCCGGCGTCAAGCACCTTTGCAGTCAAATCATCGGCCAGCCGGCGCACGGTCCAGGCTCCGCGCAACTTCAGGCGCTCTGCGCGCTTTTCGGCCGCTGGATCCTGTCCTTTGTCGACCGCGACGCGGTGTTCGCTTGCCATCTTGCGCGCCGCCGCCAGACTGATATCGGGGTAATTCCCGATGGTCAACTCCCGCGCGCGACCTTCGCGCATGTACCGCAGTATCCATGAGGCAGTCCCGGCTTTGGACAGAGTGAACGTCAGGCCGCCGCCATCGGACTTTGCGACTGGTTCGCCGGCCGCTATCCACCGGCGGATCTGGATGTCACTGAGCAGGTTTGTTCCGCGCTTCGCCATCGCTCCACCTCAAATTTGTAGTTAGACGCGGTCGGCGTAGCTAGCTACAAATCTAGCTACAAATTGCGGCCGCGCCAATGACGTCCAATAAGATACGAAAGATACATTAAATTGGCGTGCCATAGGGGGGAACTGCTGGATGACGTACTCAGAAGAAATTATAAGAGTGACCAATGATGATTGAAAGTGGCGATCTTCATTTTTATCCTAAAACTCACTATCCATGCGGGTTTTAAGGGGTCTGCCTCATCCGAAAACTGCGCTAGCTACAAATCTGGCTACAAATTGCGGATGAGTCAGAAAGATACAACAATGCGCAATAATAGCCGATCAGCTTTTCACCTTGCCGGCGGCAATCGCGCGCTCGATGCTCTCGGCCGTGATCCGCGTGGCGCGCTGGCCGATCCGCACCAGTTCCAGTTCGCCGCGGGCGGCCATGCGGTAGATCGTCGCACGGCAGACGTCCAGGCGCTTCATTGCGGTGCTGACTCGATAAAGCAGTTGTTCCATATTCGTACTCCCTACAGTTTGATGGCCGTAGCCATTATTCCATTCCGCCGTCCAGATACCGCCTGCGCTCCTTCGGCGGCATTGCCTCGCCAACGCCTGGTCGAACCAGCCCCGGCACCATCTGCGCAGGACCAACCCTGCGTTCGTAATTCGGGCGTCGTCTGTCGTTGACCGGGCTGCTGAAGTGCGACGACACACCTCGTCGCCGGTCTGGCCCGCGTTCCTTCATCGTTTCCTGCATGTACTATCTCCGATCTTGAAAATCACATCTCCCACATCAGCCGCCACACGGTCACGACCCACATGACGGGCTCCGGGCGTTGTGCGCTTCGGCTTCGTCGGATGCCGTTAGGGCTTGTTCGATCTGCGCGCTGACAGCGGCTGCGCGCGGCGTCATCTTTTTGCCAGTGCTAATGAACGTTTCGGCCAGCAGCAAGTTTGCACTGCGCAGCGCCTCGACCAGGGCCTGATAGTTTTGCTCGGTGTGATAGCGGCCCTTAGCCTTCACCAGCCTGCGCGCAGCCTCGATCACCGCATCCTTCTCCACCGTTCCCGCTGCGGGAGCTGCGCAGTTGTTCGAAGATTTCAATGCACTGTTTGTTTGGGCCGCGCGCAGCCGCTCGACTTCGGCCTCAAGTTCGGCAATGCGCTTGTCGCGCCGCTCGATGGTCTGGTTTGCATGTGCAAGCCCTTCACCAGCTATTGCCAAGAGAACGTTCTTCAGTGCGTCCACGCTCATGCTTTCTCCTTCTCGATAGCTGCGTCGACAAACACGTCCATCACGGCGTCCAGTCGCGCACCGTGCAAACTGTCAGTCCAGCAGAGAGCATCTTCAGGGTTGCAATTAAAGACCATCGGTGCACGCCCCAGTTGGCTGTTGGCCTTGTCGCGCAGCCAGCGATACCTATTCGCATCCGCCCGCAGCCGCTCGACCTCCGCGATCAGTTCAAGCACAGCAGCGGGGCAAGCAGCGGCGATGTAGGAGGCGTTGCAAATGGCCGTTTTGTAGTCAGTGTCAAGCTCAGCAGTATTGGCCAAATATATGATGTCGTTGTCATCCTCGCAGTACACAATATGAGGATCGTCTGTGCTCCATGGTCCAGGGGATGCCGCCAGTGCCAGCGCCTTCAGCTTGTCGATGTCTACGGTCATTTCGTTCCTTTCGGTGCATGGTCCAGCGGATAGATGTATTTCGGGTCGGTGGCCCACATCGGATGCGATGCCCTGGCATCCCCGGCGTCGATCTTTGCCTTGAGGCGCGCCGCCGCATCGCACAGCTTGTTGTAGGCGTCGACGGTGCCCATCTGCGTCTCCATACTGTGCACGACGTTCATCAGGCCGTACTCACATGGGCGCACGATGCGCTTTGGCGGCTCGCGGTGCGACGTTCCGGCTACTGGCAACTGATGCACTTCGCCCTTGCGCTCCTTTTCGATGTCCATTTCATGCCTCCTTGGTGGCGACCGGCTCCATAAACTCGAAGAATGCGTCGGTGCAGGATAGGCAAAGCCACGCTTTGCCGAGCAGGTTGATGCCGCCCGCACTGCCGTCATACGCTCGGCCGCCCTTGTCGCCAGTCCACGAAAGTGAAAGCTGACCCCACTGATTCCCTGACATGTAGTCGGCTTCCTTGTGCTGTGCGCCGCAGCGGTCACAAGTGCAAATAGTGATGGTTTGCGTGACCTTACCCATTGCCTTCCTCCTTCCCACTGTTCATAGGTGTTGGGGCGGCAACTCGTTTCCAGTGTGTGACATAGCCGGTACTGGTCAGGTCACACAGAAATCCGGCGAAGCGCTCCGGGATTTGAGACACCTCAATCCACGCGTTATCGGGGTAGCCTGGATGCGCATCGTTGGCGACTCTGCCAGCGTAACGTGAGACCAGCACACGCTCTCCCGGCTGCGGCAACTCGTCTTTCACGTCGATCCATGCCTCTGCTGCTCCAGCAGGGCGACCGTCGATGTAGGCGATGAGGGTGCGTAGAGCCTCGCGGTCATCGCCAATGAACAGGGCTCGCACGTCGTACAGAAGTTCGCGGAACTTGGGATCGTCGCCGATGCTCGCCGTCTTCCGCTCTGCCAGGTCGCGCTCAAGCTGGCGGATACGGGCGGCACACTGGCTTTGCATGCTCTCGATGTACGCAATCACATCGTCCATGAACGGGTCCGCGCCCTTGTGGTCGTCGATCCACTTCGGCAGTTCTTCCCCCATAGGGGCGGAAGGAGCGGTGCGGCGGCCACGATCTTCTTCCAGAACGCGCTTGATCTTGCGAAGCGTCGCCTCGGTGTAAGCGCCGGGGCCGCGCCAACCCATGATGCCCGCGATTTCCATATCGCTGATGCCGATGCCTTTCAGTTCGTTGCTCATTTCCCCTCCTGTGCCGCGCTGGAGGCGATTGCTGCGTCCAGTTGCTCTCGCGCTGGCCTGTCGGTCACGAAGTCGTAACTATTCCACTTGAAGCCGCGTTCTTTGCTGCGTTGAAGCCACGCTTCGATGTGTTCGACTCGCTCGGTATCCTCGCCAGCATTCGCTGCATGTGAAGCTCCCTGCTTGGCGAGTGCATCCTCGGCCTTGACTGCGCGCTCCAGCAACGTGCCATAGTATTTGCGTGCCTCGGGGTATTCCATGCCCTCGTAACCAGCGGCATCAAGTGCCGCAACCAGCGGGTATACGTGCTCGGACCAATTCAGCGTATTCAGGCCGACGATGCTGTTCCGGATTTCGTTGATCTTGCGCAGCGCTTCGTCCATCGCAGCATCCCGGCTGAGTGCTGTGGCGCGGGTCTCCAACTCGACTAAGCCAAGCCCCTTGCAGGAAATGCAGGTTTCTTTGCTGGGGTAGACGCCCGTCCCGAAACAATCAAGGCATTGCTCCCCGCTCGCGCTTGCCATGGTTATTGCTTGGGCGCGACCACTTTCCTTGTCGAGCCACGCAACGTGCTCGGCTTTGGCCTGATCTTTCGCGCTTGCCGTGGTGGCCGCAGGGGTAAAGCGCTCGGGCCGACGTTTGCAGCCATCCCGATGTTCGCTGCCCCAGCTATTGCAGTCGGCGCAATACCCCGCTCCTGCCTGCTGTGCGGCCCGTGCGCGCTGCAATACTTCGATCCGATGCAAGATGACGTCGGGAGATACCCAGCCGGTGCGGGTGATGCCAAGGGCTTCTTGCACGCGCAGCACAGTTTCGCCATGGTCCGGCTCTTCAAACTCGCCTTCATCGTCTTCGTCTTCGGCAGGTACGGCTTTCTGACTGACTGCGGGCGCCGCTTCGATCATCGCGCGATAGCTGGCGTTGTATCCGTGTGCGCCGGGTGTATCGAAACCTGCCTGCTGCATCTCGAGCGTCGGCTCCAGCGGCACCAACTTGTAGCCTTCGGGGACTGCGGGCGATGCGAGGGCGGCGCGGGCGCGCTGCATCTTTGTCTTCACCTGCTGCGCGAGTTTCTGCCCAGCCTCATGGCCCTCATTCGATGCGCGCCCAAACAGATAGGCCAGATCGCATTCGATTTCGTCGTACAGATCCAGCGTCCTCTCATCTCCTGCCGCAACGCTCGGCTCTGCGCGGCGAACGAGCGAATCGGCGATGTCTCGCAGTTCGTTGGCCTTGTAGATCAGGTCGTCAGCCAGCATACCGTCGATTTCGATTGCCTCATCTTCAAGGTCGCGCGCGATTTCCTTGATGTGCTCTGCAACTTCGTTTGGCGTCAGGCTGTCCATGTCGACGCCTTCGGTCTGGTTATCCATGGTTCTGTCCTTTCTCTGCGCGGGCATAGTTACGGCAGGTCTTTTTCGGCCAGCCGCATTCGCAGTTCGATCCATCATCCCCCTCGTAGGCGCAGGCGTTTTGCGTCGGCAGTTCGCCGATCTTCACCAGCTTTCTGGAATCGATGCCGTAAGCGGCCAATTCATTGCTTTCCTCACTGCTGAATGCACCGCCTTCCTGGGTGTTAGCTGATCCAGTCTGGAGAGCGCGAATCGCGTCCGAGCACATATCGGCGCCGTCACCGACACCTTCTGTGTGGGAGTTCGCGCGGTTGGGATTGTTGGGCGCGTGCTTCCCGCGTCCCTTGTACTGGTCCCAATAGTCCGAGCAGATCTCGTCGCAGAGCTTCGCCGCTTCTTCCAGAGCCTGATTGCGGATTGCCTCGGCGTTCTGTGCGCCGGCAGGAGCGACCTCGGCAAGAAGGGCTTTGGCGCGCGGAATCCAGCAGGAGCCGTTCATGTCCTTGCCAGACTCGCAAACATCTTCCAGAAACTCGCGCCAGCCTTCCGGTACTCCCTGCGCCTGTCTTGCCAGGGATGCAGCGACAGCGTTTACAAGCGCGAAGTCCCAGTCATCGCCATCCATGCCGTCCTGTTGCCTGATGCCGTCGCGGATCTGCTTCATGCGCGCCATGCTGATCAGTTCGTTCTCGCTTTCCAAGCCAGTCGCCGGCTGCTCTGCTTTCGCTTGGCGTGCCAGATATGCGGCAATCGCAGCGCGGGCGATGGCACGGGCGAAGCTGATCGGCAGGATATAATCGCCGTCGCGGCTTTCGGCAGTGCGTGTTTTGTCTGCGATTTCGATGATCTGCTCATCCGTCAGATCGACGGTCGGCTGGCTTGCGATGTGCAATGCAATCGCAGCGCGGGCGTAGTTGACCGCATATGCGTGGGCGCGCTCTTTCTCGGCCTCGGAAATTCCGAAGTATTCGGGCAGCGGCGGCAGATCGCCGGTCGGATGCGATAGTGGAGCAGGAGCGGCGAGAAGCGCTTTGATGACGGCATGGCAGTCCGACAGGCGGCAGGCCAAGTCCATCGCGCCTTCGTTGTAGCTGGTTTCTTCCAGGTTGCGCAGAAGTCGAGCAATGTTCACGCCTGCGATTTCTTCTGGCGCGGTCGGCTGCTCTGCGCCATCCTCGTCCATCATCTTGCCGGCCATCGACAGAATGCCTTTCAGCGTACCGGCGACAGCGTATTTCTGCGATGCAGGAGGAGTAGGAGCGGCGGCGAGCATTGCGCGGTAGATTGCCTCAGCCTTGATAGCGTC